ATGGGTCAGGGATGCATAGTCCCTTGTATATCTAGGCAGGGCAAGGGCTTGCGGTCAGGCAGTGACCCGACCAGTGACCAGCAGGGGAAGGCAGGGGGCAGGGCTTTCACCTCATATGCGCCCCGTCTGCCTGGCGAGGGGGGATTCGCCTGTCATCCCACTCGATATAGGGGTTTCAGATTTTTGTGCAATTTTGGGTTTCTCTTAATTACCTTCTTATCTGTAACCTTTTCCTTACAGTTACCCACAGTCTTCTTAGAGTTCTCCTCTTCGACCTCTTTGAGCAACTCTTCTTCTAAGGGATACCAATAGTCCAAATGTGCCATTACTCAATTACTACCCATTGAAATTGTCGTGACTTCTTCTGCCCAACCGCAGCTTGCATAAACTTATCCAGTTCTTCGTCTAGCTTCCTTGCGTGGATATCCTCCATACCTCTAAGTTCATCCTGAGCCATCTGCTCTGTCCAATAGTTCACTGCAATCGCCAAGGCATCCAGCCTATCGTCATGCTTCAAGCTACCCCTGTCGGTGGTAACCCTAGTCATCTGCCAGACAAGCGTCTTGGTATACTTATTGTCAGCGTCGTACCTCTGGGCTGTCTTATAGTCATCCTCAAGTACACTGGAGTCCACGATGAGCTTATGACGAGCCATCACGGGTTCTAGGGTATCGATGATGCGACGTTCCTTCTGGGTACTGTGCTTGACCTCCTCGACAAGACAAGGGTGTATCTTATTCAGTACAGGCTTCATGAGCTGGGTAAACATACCGTCACCAAAGTTAGCCTCAGTGATAATAGAGTTTACCTTCTCTTCCTTAGCTATCTCTGCCAGCTTGGTTAGGGTCTTGTTGTCGTAACCACCCTGAAAGCCACCGCAGCGTCGGACATACAGAAAGCCGTTAATCATCTTGACTACAGCATAGCCTGTCTCGTCCTTACCACGACCAGCAGGGTCAATAGCCATGACGCTGCCTGTGTACTCTCCAAACTCACTAGAGGTACTCCGAGGGTGGTAGAAGCGGTCTCCAGCCATCGCTAGGTTCGGTAGGTCTTTCCATTGCTTCTCAGGGTCAGGCATCCAGTGTACATCCAGAGGGGCTTTGTCAGCCTGTGTATGCATGACAATCAGGTCTCGTACCTTCAGAGGGTATCTCTCAAGGTCACTGAGCTGGGTGTTAAGCATAAACTGGAGTGAGAACCCAGCCTTACCATATTCAGCCTTACGCTCTGCCAAGTCCATGTCAGAGAACCGTAGGGGGTCTGTAGACGTACCTTCGTCCACTGTAAGCTTCTTAATGAAGGGGGCTAGGTCGTTGCCGTACTTGTCTGTCTCTTCAGACGTAGGCATTAGGGCAGGCCAGATTTTAGTCTCAAAGGTTTCTGGCAGCTTATTATAGATACTGTCCTCTGTCTGAGGTGTACCTAGATATATAACCCTGGCATCCTTCTTAGGCTTCAGGATAGCTGAGAACTCTTTAGTACGCTCTAAGAGCTTCTCTCGCATATCTGAGGTAGCTGAGTTATTCAGCACCTCTACGTCGTCTGCAATGACGATGTCTGCACGAGTACCTGTGATCTGACCAGTGATACCCACAGACTTCACTGAGGGAGACTGGTCGGGTTCAGCAGGGGATACATCAAATTCAATCTTAGACTGCCTCTGGTTATCTTTAGGTATAAGATGCTTCAGCACTTCCATCTGATTGACTAGGTTCAGGGTAAAGGTAGTGAAGTTGTCAGCTCGGTTCTTTGACGCTGATACCACCAGTATCTTCTTCTGGGGGTCTCTAAGCAGCTCCCAGAGGACATAGGCAGACGTAATGAATGACTTACCTACACCTCGGAAGGCTTGGATACATATCTTTGTCTGCCCGTCCTGTAGGAACTGTGCAATGTCATACTGGACAGGGGTAGGGTCAGGAAGCTTGATTTCTTTCCATACTAGGTAGAGGAACTTCCTGAAGTCCTGTTTAATGGGCTTTAGGGGATCACTGGTAGCCCTTGTTGCCTTTTTAGCAGTAGATGTGTTAGAGGAAGCCTTACGCTTCTGTACGGCCTTCTTAGGGGCTTTTGCGACCATTTAGGCTTTATCCTTCTTCTTGATTGCAAAGCCACCCTTCTTAGCTCTCATCTTAGCGTATGTCTTAGGGTCTACTGTTGAGTTCTTCTTAGACCGACTAGTGCCAGCCTTCTTACGTTTGTTCATGTTTTCATATAATGACATTAGCAATTCCACCTTCGCATTGATGCTCTAGCTCTTTCAGCATTCTTTGAGCGTCTTACAATTCCACCCATACGGGCGCAGAATGATTTCTTACGTCCTGCATCCTTCTTAGTCTTAGGATTAGGGGCAGGGGCTTTTAGGTTACTTCCAGTCTCACGGTTGTACTTCCGTCTGCCTTTTTCAGTGAGTCCAGCTCCAGCAGCAGTGGATAGCTTCTCACCTTTTCTAATTGATAGCGTGGTCATCAGTATCCTCCTCAAAGTCTGGTAGTGAGGCCATGAGTTTACCTATGTTATTGTCTATAGTAGGTAGGGCTTCGATACCGTTGTCCTTGAGGAACTTAATGGCAGCTCCGAGTTCGGCTGGGGATGCTTCCCCTGACTTTACCCGAGCTAGTAGCTCCACAGCCACAGCGTCATGCAGTGTAGCTAGGAGGTCTTCTGATGCTCTTTTACTCATGCCTCTTTCCTGTCCTGATCATGTCTGTGATTTCATAGGCTCTCTGGCCTACCTGTTTTTTCCAACGGCTGTCCAAGAACTCGTCTGCGGCTGCGTCATACTCTTTCTTCTGTAAGTATTCCATCGCACGTTTGAACTTCATGGCAGTACCAATACCGACATTGAAGACAAAGTTGATGAGGGCTTCCTGTCGTACAGCATCAAGCTTTGTATACCAGCCCATGTATTCATCCATGAGACCCATAGTACGCTTGATGTCATTCTCTAGTAGGAAGTCGATTTCATCATCAGACAGCCCTACGTCCCGTAAGTTACGACCTACGCCCACTGTGGGGATGCCCCTTGTATCTTCATATACTGTCTTCTCAACCCCCTCGTGACGACGGAGGGTCTCTTTTAATATGTTAAGATTTAGCTTCTTTTTTAACATTACTTCTTTATCCTGTGGACGATGTTAATACCTGTGTTAATCCATACGCCCACTAAAACTAATATGTGGATAACCATTTCGATAATCTGAGGGTATTCCATTTACTTTGTGATACCTTTTAGTTTCTCGAAGGTGCGGAGTCCAGCCATGCCGAGCATAGCGAAGGTCAGCTCTAAAAGAATATCAGTAGGTATGGTAGGCATAACCATGTCGCTGTAGCCAGCCAACATAGCACCCCACGTTGCGATTGGATGACCGATGAACAGCCACGCAATCCCGAGGCTACAAGACCAGCCAATAGCTGGCCTCCAGCCAGACACCCAAACAGATCGATGTTGTGCTTCAGTCTTGTTGACATCAATTTGAGCCAAGTTAATAGAGTTAGCGTTTGCGATGAGGTTTGCTTCAATTTCACGTTTTGCCTTTTCTTTTGCTTCTGTATCGGGGACAACCCGATCTAGCACCTCGCCAACATAAGGCAGGAGCTGGGGGATCAATGCAGCGATCATAATTTATCCTTTGGTTGCGAGGGCTATAAAGAAAGCAAAGTAAATGACGATTGCACCGCCAAGGATGGTAAGGCCAGCAATCACAAGTATTTCTACTAACTGCTGCCTCTTGCGTATTCTTTCAGCCTGTTCTTTGATTCTGCGTTTTCTAGCTTCAGCTTGAAACTTAACCCAGTCACTATGTAATCCTGGGCGACCATAGTAAATCATGGCCTGTTCAATAGCCTGTCGCTTCTTCTTGAGTTCTTCTAGAGCCATAAACTCTTCTAGGTCTGAGGCATCTTTGCCGCCCACCTTCAGCCAGAAGGAGTTCTTCTTTCGATCTGCACGTTTCTTGAGGTCTTCCTCAGCATTTACGAAGTCAGAGATGGCTTTGCCAGCACGGAATAAATCCTGTGAGTTGGCTACGGTTTTCTTGATGATTGCAAAGGCGGCATTTGCGGCAGCCAATTCTGCCAGCATAAGCCTTCTCCTAGTTTTTCTTTGGGTACTTCTTGAGGGGTTGCATACTTGGGAAGTAGGACTTTTTCTTTTTAGTAATCCCTAGTGCTTTTAGCACAGGGTGGAACGAAAAAAGTTTACCTTCGCTCTTATTCTTTTTGTTTGACATTATTCACCTATATATCTTCATATATCTGGGGCTTATATTTGTGTAAGTAATAGGCCACAAATACCCATTACAGAGGCAGTAGAAACCATAATCATAGCCTCCAACCGCCACATACGCTTGTCTAGTGCTTCAAGTTTACTCTGTACTAGCTCGTAACGAACAGCACACTCTCGCTCGTGAGCGTCTAGTTGTGATTGTGTTTCGTCCATTAGCCAGCAATCTCCATGAGTGTAAACTGTGATGTAATATTTGTATCATCACTGCTATTTCTATGATTAATGCCGCCTGTTCCGCCGCTAACAAATGCTTGTACTTTGTATGTAATAGAGCTTGCTGTATCAGGGTCATCTAAAAAGTTTATACCTAAAGAAGATACAGTCCTATTATCTAAAGACGAAGATGAGTTCGGATACCATATTTTGTAACCATTATAAGTCTTTCCAGAGCCACCACCTATCTCTGTGCTGTCTCTAAAAAGTTTTATACCAAAATAATTACCACTAGCTCCATTTATACCAATAGACCCTGTAAGTAAAAATTCAGATGTTGCGCTTGTTGGAGTGATTGTTATAGACAAGCCGATATCTTGTCCAGAAGTGCTGGTTATATCGTACTCAGTGTTATGACTAACTGACTCAACTTGCAACACACTACCACTAGGCAAGCCAGCAGAGGTTACATCGGTAAGAGCCTGATTGTTTATTCGTGTTAATCCCATGTCAGTCTCCCTATCCTATCAAAAATCCGCTAAACTCATTGTAGCCATCAACTAAATAGTAATTGTAATTACCACCACTATGACAGTCTACATAGTCATTTGCGGACAGTTGCATATTAACATTTATAACTACTTGCCCTTCGTATCCTCCTGCCACAGAAGCGTAATAGCTTCTAAAGTAGTTAGTGCCGTTTTTTCTAATCCATAGTGGTGTTGCTGATGAGGTAGTGCTGTGGATTGTTGCATCAAAATGATATATACCGTCAACAGGCGCAACAAATCTATATGTGGTATTGTCGTAGTTTCCACCTATATCAAAGTTTTCAACAGAAAAAGGAAGTACTTGATTGTTGTACGCTCCATATCCGCTAGTGCTTTTAGCAGAAAAAGCAATAGGATTTGTTTGACGGATATAATTTGTAGCAGTAACATTACCACTACCATCAATGCTCAACGCACTTGTACCAGAAGAGTTCTGGATGTTGTCTACTTTTAATACTGAAGTCATCCTGCAATCTCCGTCAGTGTAATAGTGCTAATTGTGCCATAAACACTAGGCCGTCTGTTGATGTCTACAGTACCACCACCAACTTCCATTTGAATTTTGTAGGTTGTTGCAGAGGTTGTTGCAGGGCTGTCTAAATACTTCATGCTAATACCCTCACCTCTAGTTGCATCAACAGTAACAGCCGCAGTAGCTTGGTCTCCTTGTCCAGCAAGACCAACGCCAACGTCTGTTGTACCATCTCTAACTATTTTATATTTTATAGAAGCAGCTGTTGTAGGTGTATGTGACCCAATATGGAACTCCACCATAATTTTACTTGATGTTGACTTAGGTGTAATTGTTGCAGCCAAACTAGGAATATCAACCCAAGTGGTTGACGTTGTTGTGAAGTAATCTGATTTAACAGCTTGCACAACCTGAACAACACCACCAGTAGGGTAGAACGTACCATCTGATTTAATTGTAGCCGCATCTGTGCCGTTTGTGTGTTGGAGCGTTTCAACGCCTAATATACTTGCCATTGTTTGCTCCTATTTAGCTATCTCTAAAAACATTACTGATGAAGGTGCGCCAGAATAACCTGCAACGCCTGACCTATTTATATGAAGTGTTCCACTACTTACTGAACCCTGACATACTACAGTTACATTACTTCCATCAGTGTTATTTACACTTGTAATTATTGTAGAAGGCATATAACCCACATTATTCAAAGAAGTAGAACTATAAAAAGCGTGAGTATAAGGGGTACTTGACCCTGTAGAAACAAAATGAGAGCCATTTATAAACCATTTGATAAAACAGTAAGAATTATTATCACTATCAAGGTTAGCTACACCCTGTATAAGTATTGTGCTATTTGTTAGCTTTGGCGTATAAAAACCAAAGTCTAAATCATCGGCAAACGAAGTGGCACTAGCTCTATCAACTTGAGCATCTATTTGTTTTACCTCTGCATTTACAACCATTCCTGCTGGAAACGCTATAGTTTGTCCAGTAGTTTTAGGTGCTATTTCATCAACATATAACTTACTCATCTAAACCACCGTAAACGTGCCATTGATTGTCAACGTCCCTGATATTGTATAAGCCCCAGCAACCATAGCGTTCTC